GGAAGGTAGTGAGTAATTAATCAATCTGCGAGGTAGTTGTATGGAACGTGGTGTAATTGCCAGTGCTCAAATTGTTAAGGCTCTGAAAGATGGTTTTTCAATTGAACGTCGCATCAGTGCGGAGGAAGTTCGATATTACGCGATGTATTGGGATAGGGTCGTACTTCCTACAAACAACATTGTTCATGTCGTTTTGGATAATGAAGATGAGTTGATCGATTGTGGAGTGGTTGAGCGACCTGCCGGAATCTTCTCGGGGCACTCATCGCAGATGCCTGCGCTCTATCTGGACTTACAAGCAAAAATTGCCAATGAGCGCATGAGTAATGAGAGTGATGTTGACTGGGTTATCCATCAAATAGGCGATAGGTTAGTACTTCCGGAAGCTTATTCTGATGAGAAGCGCAGCTTGAAGTTTGAGTTGGTGAACTCACTCCCCGTGCCTTCGGGAGATGTAAGTGTAGCGGATCTACTTGATTTTAAACTTAGAAGAAAGGATGAGCTCAATGCTCTTCATAATGCGGTTGATGATCTCTACTTAGATATTCTGAAATCTCCAGATCAAAACCTGTCAAAAACTAAAGCTTTGGCTGGTTTGAGGAAGTCTATTTCTGATGTTAGCGTGGTTACTAAGGAGAAGTGGGCACTAACTTCGAATTATGATCTGTCTGTTAGCTTTAATTTGGACGGAGGTGCTTTGGTTGCAGCTGCGAGTGCTGGGGCAGTTATTGACGCCTTTCAAAGTATGTATACCGGACATTTTGGGCTGATAGCTGGGCCATTGATTTCTATGGTAAAAATTAAAGCTGGTTACTCAGCCTCGATGAAGTCATCTGCCGAAAAGCAGAAGCTTTCATATCTTGGGCGCGCTTACCAAGAAGGTGTAATAAAGCGTTAGATTATTGTATTTTTTTTAGCTCGCGATTTACTGCCCTCTTAGCCGTTCTTTCACTTGCATATAGCCATGTCAACCGTCTCGGCTTTGTTTGATCTCCCGCCGAGACGGATTTTTCTTTTCCTGTTTGTATGTCGCGGTAATACGCGATGATCCCGGTGTACTCGCCATTGTTTTCCTCGGCCAAGTCCTCCACCGAGTCCTCCGGCAGTTTGCTTTCCAGATCCAGGCTCATGGTGTAGCCATTGTCGGCGCTGAGGCTGTGCTGGATGTTGCCGCCATACCAGATGATCTCATCAATCTCGGCCTTCACGCCCTGGAGCGTGTAGGTCAACTCTGGAATCAGATCCGGTCGGCCCCGTGCAAGGGTGTAGCTCAGGGTGGCGCTGCCACGTTGCAGACGATTGAACTCGGCCCGGGCAGCCCGCAGGGCCGACTGCCGGTCGCTGTAGGTATGGCGCAGGTCCTTGAGGTTTTCACCGCCGCCGGCAATGGCTTCCTGTTTCTTGGCACTGTTCACGTCGTAGTAATAGGCCCGCACACCGTCGTAGCTGTCGCGATCGGCTTGCAGGTATCGGTGCTGGTCGCCATCGACGCGGGTCAGAGTGATATGGGGCAGTGCCAGGCCGCTGGCCGTCTTGCCACCGCCGGCCGGCATGCACAGCAGGCAGCCAGCTTTGACTGTTGCCACGGCATCGAACTCTTCGCCCAGTCGACTGATCAGGTTGGCATCCGATTCATTGGCCTGGTCGAGCTGCAGGATGGGCAGGCCGCCCAGGGCTTCGGCAATCGTGGCCTTGAGGCCATTGCCACTGGCGATGGCTCCAAGTACTTCACCCAGGGTGGTGTTGCTCCAGCTGCGCTCGCGTTTGGTCTTGAGCCCCTTGCGCAGGTCTGCCGATCGCGCGCGAATGCTGAGCACGTCGGGTGCGCCGCTGTGCTCGGTTTCGTCGACGGTGTAGGTGCCTTTGTCGACCAGGCCGGTATCACTCCAGCCCAGCCACAGCCGCAAGATCGCGCCTTTGGGTGGAATGACCAGCAGGCCATCGTGGTCGCTGAGCGTAATGCTGAGCTGGTCGGCCTCGATGCCGCGATTGTCGGTCAGCTCTAGGCTCATCAGCCGCGGACTGATCAACTGTGCGAGGTCGTTGCCATCGACGGTCAAGCGAAACGCCGGTACCGGATAGGTGGCATCGCGACGAGCCTGTTCAAGGGTGTTTTTCACGTAGCCCGTCACACGGGCAATCGCGGCATCGATCACAGGAGCCCCCTCACAATGTTCAAGCCGGCGCCGGTGCTCGCTCCGAGCAGATCCATACGACCATCGTCGACGCGTTTCAGGCTCAAGTTGAATTCGATCCGCCGGGCGGCGCCGTTGGAAAAGAAGATGGTCCTGGTTTCCGTCAGGTTGTCGATCACCCAGAGTCCGCACAATCGGCCGGTACCTTCGACCATGGGCCAGGCCTTGCCGGTGTCAGCCATCTGGCGTAGCACGTCCAGGCTCAAGACAATACCGGCCAACTCCGGAAGGATGATGCCGGGGAGGGTGATGGCATCCTCCCCCCGGCCCAGAAACTGGCGGGCCGGGTTGATACCGATTCGTCTACTGCCGGGGTGGCGCCAATCCGTTTGGCGTTGCATCTCCTGATACGCAGCCGTGTGCAGGCTAAAAACGAACATGCCGAGGGCAAGCATCATGTGGGTTACTCCTGGTCGGACAGCTGGCTGCGTTTGCGGGCGGATTTTTCCTGATCGATGCGAGTCAGCTCGGCACGCACGGCGCGGGCAATGGCTTGGGCATCCATGCCCGGGGTGGTGGGAATGTTGATCTCGTAGTGGTCGTGACTGTCGTAGGTCACGGCAGCCTGTGGTGTGACAGGGGCTCGGCTGTCGATCTCAACCGATGGAGTTACCGCCGTGCCCATGGCCATGACGGGCGCTGCCATGCCGCCCAATGCCATGGCGCCAGCAGCCGTGATCTGTTTGCCGAGAGTGGCTAACGTCGCCAGAACACCTGTGCCACTCTCATCTGGACCAGTCGGGGGCATGGTCGATTGCGCCGCCTTGAGCGTTTGAGCCACACCGGCAGCCTCGGCTGGGGTGCGTGGCTCCCCCGTCGAGGATGGGCCGGAGATCGCATTCATCACGAACGAGCCCGCGCTGGTGAGCTGCTTGCTGATTTGCGCGACGGCATCCAGCGGGCCTTGTTCACCGGATTGCAGCCCCTGTGTCAGGCCGGCCATGGTAAAGCCGCCCAGTTCGGCAAAAACCCGCGATGGGCTGTGGATGCCGAGTTTTTCTTTGAACCAATCGATGGTCGAGCCACCGATCGAGGTGATGGCGTCCTTGATCTGCCCGGCACCGGCCATGAGCCCGTTGACCAGGCCGTTGACGATCATGTTGCCGAACTCGGTGAAGCGCGTCGGCAGATCCACGCCCAGATAGCTCAGCACACCAGCAAAGGCTTGGTAGATCAGTCCAATCGGACTGAAGTTGGCCAGAGTGGTGAGAATGCCACCGATGCCGCCGCTGAAGCCGGCCTTGATCTCGGTCCATGCATTGGCGAAGTACAGCTTCACCTGGTCCCAGTTCTGGTAGATGAGGTAACCGGCGCCGGCGAGTACCGCCACGATGGCAGCGATCGCCAGCGCCACAGGGTTGGCGGCCAGCCCCCACAGGGCGATGCTGACGGCGCGAATAGCAGTTACCAGTCCACCGCTGAAGGCTACGGCCAGCACTCTCAGCAAGCCCAGCAGCGTGGGGATTTTCAGCCCCATCATGGACAGCGCGAAACGCACAGCGAGGAAAGGGCCAAGCACGCCGGCAATACCGAGTGCGACGACACCGAAGCCAGCAGACAGGGCTGCAATCCCTGCCGCGACTTTCAGCAGGCTCGCGACGAGCATAGGGTTTTCAGTTGCCCAGGTGTTCACCCGCTCGATGATGCGGTTAAAGCCGTCGACCAGCTCAATGAGGGTTGGTCGCAGCGTTTCGCCCATGGCGCTGCTGAGGTTAAACATTCGGTTTTGCGACATTTGCCAGCGGGCTGACAGCTGCTGTCCTTTGATGTCACCTTCTTTTTGCATCGATCCGGCACCCTTGGTGCTGTTCACCAGTTCGAGCTGGCGCCGGTACTCGCCGATGTTGGCGGTGAGCTTTGCGGCGTCGTCGCCGTATTCCTTGCCGAATAGCTCAGTCATAACGCCAAGCTGTTCAGCCTTGGGTAACTTGCTCACCGCTTCCAGTACCTTCTGGATGGTGCCGGTGGCGTCCTTGGCCATGCCATCCTGCACAGCTTTCGCTTCCAACCCAACCGCCGCCAGTCCTTGTTGGAACCGCTTCGGCTGCTTCGTTGCAATCGCCAGTTCACGGATCATGGCGTTGGTGGCCGTGCCCGCGACTTCCGCCGAAGCACCCAGGGTCAAGAAGGTGGAGCCCAACGCCGCCGCATCCTTGAACGACATGCCCACTGAGGCCGTGATGCCCGCGGTGCGCTGCATCACGTCGATAATGTCTGCGCCCTTGGACTTGGCATTGTCATCGAGGTAATTGATCGCATCGCCGAGCTGGCTGATGTCTTTGATCGGCAATTTGTATAGGTCCGCGATTCTGGCCAGGTTCTCCCCGATCTGATCGGCCGGCAGTTCAAAAGCGGTGGCCGCTGTGGCCGCAACGCGGGCGAACTCGAGCAAGTTGTCCTTGCCCTGGACGCCCATCCGCGCGCCGCCCTCCACGAGCGCCGCGATGTCTGTGGTTGCCATGGGAATGCTTTCCGCCATCTTCTTGATAGCTGCCCCCATGTCGTAATAGGTCTGGGTGAGTTTGCCGTTGTCGTCCCGGGCGCCCTCGACCTGCTTGGCGACGCCGGCCATGGCGTCCTCGAAGCTCGAATAATTCTTCACCATTGCCAGAATCGGCAGCCCAGCGGTCGCACCGGTGGCGACAGAGCTGGCGCCCGCACTTGCCGTAACTCCCACCATCTCTCGACTTCTGCCGAAGTTCGCGCGCAGTTTCGCTGCTCGGGCCTGCTGCGCATTCAGGGCAGCCATGCGCTTGCTTTGGGTATCGATGCTGGTGTTGGCGGCGTCAATTTGGCTCTTGAGTTTGAGCTCGTGCGCGCCAAGAGTGTTGGTGTTGATCCCCGCTTCTTTGAGCTGTGCGGCGAGGCTGGCCAGCTTGGCTTTCTGCTGTCCGTACTGTTCGCCCAACCGTTTGGATTCGCCGGTCTGCTGACGTAACAGGGCAAGCTGGGCCTTGTGCGGTTGCTCCAGCCGGCGCAGCTCTTCGCGCAGACTGGCATGCCCTGCACGGGCGGAACGTAGCTGCGCATTGCCGGTGGTGTAGCGTTCGGAAAGGGTTTTTTCTTTGGCTGCCAGTTGGTCGAGCTCAACCTTTCTGGCTCGCTGAGCCGTGGTCAGTTGCTCATATTCAATGCGCTGTTTGTCAGTAAGCGAATTGCCCTGACTGGTCACCGCATTGAGGGCTGCAATCTGGGTTCGTGCTTTGCCGTACTCATCACGGACCAACCCAAGGGCATCGCGTGAGCTGGTGAGTTCGCGCTTCAGCTCGCCCTGGGTGTCCTTGAGTGCATCGAATTTTTGCCGTGATTGTTCGACCAGCGCCTGGGTGGGGGCCAGCTGCTGACGCACTTTGGCGGTGGCGCGGCTGAGTTCGCCCAGCTTGGCGTTGCTGGCCTCCAGCGTTGCCGCTGTCTCACGGTTGGTGGCTTGCAGCTCGCGCCAGGCGCTGACGTCCTTCTGTTGGGTGTTGAGTTCCTTGAGGCGGTCACGGGCGCTCTTCAGCGCCCGGGCCGTCTCGAGACTGCCCTGGCTGATTTGCCGCAACGGTGCGGAGGCCTTGTCGATGGCATTGAGCAATACCTGAAGTCGTAGATCATTGGCCATCGGCGCTACTCCTAACCCGCGCCCTCTCGCGCCAGTCCATCAGTTCCTGCAGGCCCAGCCGATCCATGTCGGCTGGCGCCCAGTGAAAGACCACGGCCAGATCGGCCATGGCGTCCTCTACGCAACGAGGGATGCATCCGTCTTCGCCTGCTTCTGCAGCAAAAAACCGACGACCTTGCCGCCGATGGCCAGCAGGTCGGCTGGGTCCATGCCGGCAGCTTCAGGGGCGGTGATGCCAGGCGAGCTGATGCGCGGGATGACCTTGATCAGGCTGGCTACATCGAGGTTCAGCAGCTCGGCCAGGTGGATGCCACGCAGCTCACCCGCGCAAGGTTTGCGCAGAGTGATGGTGCTGATGAGTTGATTGCCGCGCTGGATGGGGGTGTCGAGCTCAACGGTGTTTTCGTCGTGCTTGTTCTCTTCAGGCGCGGTCACAGTGGATTTTGCGGTTTCAGGTGTGGACATGGTTTTCTCCAGGAGGTGGGGTAAGCCCTCAATCGAGGGCCATTCGAGTTAGATACCCAGGGCTTTGCGCTGCTCTTCGAGCATGTCTTTGCCGTCGACCTTCTCAACGAAATTGAGCAAATCGATTTCGATAATCTCTTCGCCGTCGACGATCAGTTTGTAGTAGCTGCAGGTGGTGGTCATGCCGTGCTCGGTGTCTTCACCGGGCTGGGCATCGCCCATTTCGATGGTCTCGTGACGGCCACGCACAACCACTTCCACGCTGCTCATTTCTTCGGTGTCATCCTGCTGGAAAGCACCGGTAAAACGCAGCAGCACGCCGGCCGCCTTGACCATGCCGAACTGGCGCAGCGAGATCAGATCAAGGCCGCCGGTTTTCCATTCCAGCTGAATGCCGTCGTCGGAGAGGCCCAGATCCGCCTTGACCGGGCCGTTCATGCCGCCGCCGCGATAGGCTTCCATCTTGCGGCCGAGGGAGGGCAAGGTGACGGACTTGGCGACGGCCAGGTAGCTGTTGCCGTCGTTGAAAAGGTTCATGTTCTTGAGTTTGCGGGGCAGGGCCATGGCGGTGTTCTCCGGTCGGCTGGCGCAGGGTTACCTCCCCATGAGGGGAGGCCCGGGTTAGCTGTTGAGGCGGCTGGCAAAGTCGACCAGGTAACGGTCGGTGATGCGCTGACGCAGGGTGAGGTCTTCCAGCGGCGGCACAGGGGTGTAGTCGTAATCGATGTACAGCTTGCCGGCCTTGAGCGTGGTCGCGTCGTTGATGTCGTCGGGGTACCAGACGCTGCCGCCGATCAGGTAGCCGCCGGCGATCATTTCGCGGAACTTGTCGTTGATGCTTTCGATCATGTCGCGCACCAACGAGGGGTGCATGGGTTTGTCCATGGCCCACATTTGCGCGTTGGCGATGGTATCGGCCAACACTTGGGCGGTGCGGGTGTAGTTCTCGAAGGCAAACAACGGATCGTCGCTGCAGGTGCGACTGCCCCAGAAGCGATAGCCGCCCTCGTTGATCAGAGTGGTGACCTCGTTGCCGTTGAGGTAGTTGGCATCGGTGGCCGTGTTCTGCAGATCCCAGAATACGTCGGCGCTGATACCGGTGACGCCGTTGACGGCGACGTTGGACAGGGTTTTGTGCCAGCCCACTTCCTGGTCGATTTTGGCGCGCAGACCCAGCGCTCGCGCCACGGCCGGAGCGGTGACGGGGGCGTTGGTAACGGTGTTCCAGTTCTGGAAGTCCGGCCAGATGACCATGACTTCGCGGGCGCTGAAGTTCTCGCGGTAGGCGGTTGCCTCTTCCTTGGTCTGGCAATCCGAAGCGCTGACATAAGCGAAGGCGCGCAGCTGCTGAGCGATAGCCACTAGCGCAGTGGCCACGGGCAGGGTGTCGAGACCTGGCACACCGAGAATGCGTGGGGTGACCTGCAAGCGCGACTTGGCCGCGAGCAGGGCTTTCATGCCGGTGTACTTGCCGGCGGCGGTGGTGGTGCCGATCAGGTTGCTGGTGGTCGCGGCATCATCGGCGCCGGTGGCGACGCGGACCACGACGGTGACCGGTTTGGTCTGGTCGGCAATCGCCTGCAGGCTGGCAGCCAGCGTGCCCTCGGTGCCCGCTTTGCCGATGGCGGCTTGAATGTTGGTGATCAGGACAGGAGTGTCCAGGGGGAAAACGGTTGCATCAGCATCTTCGGCAGTACAGACCAGGCCGATGACAGCGGTGGAAACGGTGCGAATGGGGCGCGTGCCCTCAGAGATTTCGAGGACTCGCACGCCGTGATGGTATTCGTCGGCCATGGTGTTTGCCTGCGCAGTGGTGGAAAGACACTGCACAGGCTGCCGCGCGCGCGCCGGATGAGCGAGCGCGGGGAGTTGTAACGACGGGGGCTACAGGTTGTGAGTTCTTACTCAATCAACCAGGTGGGTGCTGCCGGACGATGATCGATCAGCGGAAACTCGCCATTTTCCGGCCAGTCGCGCAGTTGCTGCCGGTACAGCTGCAGGGCGGTGTATTGCTCGGCCGTGAGCGTGGTCGACAGGCCACTTTCCACTTCGTCACGATGACGCGAGACAACGCCGTCAGACAACGACAGTTGCAAGTCGCGCCAGGTCCGCTCGGCGCTCTCCTGCTCGGCCAGCGTCGCACCCTGGGGGGCCGCCAACATCGGGGCCCCGTGTTCATCCGCCGCGATGCGCTGGCCAGTGGCTTGCCCTTCCAGCAAGGCTCGATGCGCTTCCAGCGTGATCGTTAACCCGCCGTTGTCGCTGTCCAGGAACAGGAAACGCTGGTCTTCCTCGATCCACTTGGCCCAGATCATCGGTTCAGGGGGCTCCACCAGCACCGGGGCGCCATGCTCATCAGCCACCAGGATCATCCCGGCGCTGAGCCCTTGCATCAGTGCCGCATAGTCGGCCTGGTTGATTTCATTGCCGCCGTTGTCGACGTCCGCAAACACAAAGGCCTGATCCTCATCCGACCATTTAACCCATACCGTCATAGCGAGGTTCCTTTTGCAATGTAGTGACAGACCACCCCGCCAATGTTGCAGCGTCCGTTAAAGCCTGAGGGAGTCGGGGAATCAGCCCATGCCGACGTGGTGGTGGTCGAGGCATTCATCGCCGTCACAATGACTTCATCCACTCGCCCGAAACCTTGGGGGAAGGTCACCGGCATCGCTGCACCTGGGGTGACGTTGGAGGTGAATGTGCCCCGGCACTCTTGCTGCCCGTTGGGCAGTTTCTGATAACCGCTGACCGCGTTAGACCCGGCGAACATGGCGGAATAACGCGTCGCGACCGTGCCGCCGATTAGGCGCCACTGGCCACCGAGGCGGAGAAGTTCGGCGGTGTCGCCCAGCCCGAGCACGATGTTGCCGACCACGCCGCTCAGCGTGTTGAGCGTATCGCCCGCTCCAGGCACCACCGTGACCAAACCCGCCCCGGCATTCGCGACGGTGATAATCGCCGCCGCCGTTGCGGGGATGGTACTGGTCGCTGGAAGCGTACAGCCCAGCGGCGAAGCGCTGGAAAAACTGGTCAGCCCACCCACTTCGTTCAACGTCAACTGGGTGCTGGCCGTGACCGCAAGGTAACTGGAATATTGCAGGCCCTGGCGCCGCACGTATTCGGTGGTAGGGAAGGATTTGTCGTTGGAGAACTGCGCCGGCGTAGTCCAGTTCGGCCCGGACATGATGCCGGCGTATTTGAGCGCGGCCGTGCCGCCGATCAAACGCCACAAGTTACCAATGCGGACAAACTCGGCGGTGTCCCCCAGGGCCAGCGAAATGTTACCGACGAAGTTGATTGCGTCGATCTGCTCCGACGGGTCACAGGTGACAGTCAGCGAGCCCAGACCACAGAGAACGCCTACGGTCGCGCCGCGTGGAATGGTGCCACCGCCCACCGGCAGCGTCGCCACCATCGCCCCTCCACCCGCAAAGGCCGCTACTTTGCCGATGTCCGAGAAGGTCAAGACCGCCGACGCCGAGTAGTTGGTGTAGTCGCCGTATTCAAGCCCCATGCGTTTCAAGAACGCGGAGGTGACCAGCCGTAGCGAAGCGTCGAATTGTGGCGGTGTGTTCCCCGTGGGGTTGACCAGCGCCGGGGCGATGATCGGGGCAAAACCGGTCGTCACGTTCTGGAACGTCAGCGCCGTGGAGCCCAGGACAATCAAACCATCAGTGATCAACTGCCAACGGGTGTCGGCTTGGGTGGTGCCTTGTTCGACCGACGTCAACAGCGCCGACGTCACCTCAGCATTGATGTCGGCATCCGGTGCCCGGGTCCAGACCGCCGCCGCTGCCAGGTAAATACCATTGTCTTTAGGCACGGTTTGGTTTTTCACCAGCACCCGCGCGCCCGCCGGCACCCCCACGCCGTCGATCGTCTGAAGACCGGCCAGCGCGATGTTGGCCGTGGTCGCCGCCAACACCGATTGCTTGTTGTCGAGCTTGTTCAGTTCATCCAGGACTTTCGCGTCGACGTAGGCGCGGGTGGCCAGCACCACACTGGGATCGATCTTCAATTCAACGTTGCTGGAATTGCTGACGATCAAGTTCATCCGCACGACCTGCGTGCGGCCAGAACCTTGTGCCAGCAGTGGCTTGAACGACGGAGCGCAGTTGGCGATGGCGACCAGGTCGCCGTCAGCGTCATACAGACCGATTTCACGAATCCACCAGCCCCCCACGTCTTCAGGGATGACTTGCTCGGCAATGATGATTGCGCTGTTGGTGGGGTCGACCTTGAGCTGATTGAGCGGGGCACGACGACGCTCGTGAATCAGGGCGGTCTGCGCTGCTGACGGAATGGGGTCCGTTCCATTGGCATCGCCGACGCCCATCTGGGTGATGTTCCAGGCGATGCCCAGGGCATCGGCGTTGGCCTGCTTGGCGGTGCCGATGTTGGTCAGGATGGCGAAAAACTGAGAGGTCTGGTCGATCATGGGAATACATCCAGGGTGTCGATGGTGTGGTCGCGGCCGCCCCGGCCAATGACGCCGGTGACTTCGATGTCGCGCTGAGTGGGCGGATAGACGGTGATTTCGTCGCCCTCGTAGATCGCGGCGCCCATGTACAGGCGCCCGGTCGTTTCGAGGCTGATGGCCAGGCCTGTCATGTGCCGACTGCGGGGTTTGGCGTCATCGATGAGGAACGTCAGCTCCTGGTACATCTCATCGGTGATGCCGGTTTCCAGCACCCCGACCTTCAAGGCGAAGGTGCCAGGCACCCCTTCGGGGACCGTCTGCCACCACTCCAACACTTCGATCAGATAACCCAATGGCTCGACGACGCGGCGCAGGGCACCGATGGTGCCTTTGTGCGAGTGGATATAATACGACGCACGAATGGCGGCACGCTTGGTGGCTTCGGTCCACTTGCTGTCCCAGCGATCCACGGAAAAGGCCCAGGCCAGATACGGCAGAAACTCCACCGGACATTGCATGGGGTTCCACAGCAGGCGCAGCGGAATGGGCGTGCGCTCAATCTGCGCGAGCGCCTCGGCCGCCAAGTGTTCCAGCTGGCTGGCCTTGCGCGGCAACAACGACACGGCGCCCATTATTCAACCCCCTGCGTGAGGGTAATCTCGGTGCAATACGGAGCCTGGTAAGGCGTGGCGGTGATATCGATCCAGCCGTCCAGCTCGACCTTGCGCACCCCCTCGACGTGCAGTGCGGCGTGGACGCCTGACTCGGACACTTCCATGGCCAGTCGGCGGCGTTGATTCACATAAGCCTGCAGGCGCTGGTTGGCGGCGGACAGGATCGGCTCGGACTCGGGACCATTGGTTTTCAGGTACAAGCGGGCATTGACCTGGTACGGCAGGACGGCCGCACTCTGCACGGTCAGGCGATCCGCCACCGGTCGGCGATCTTCGTCGCTGAGGTAGGCTTCGACGATGTCGAGCAAGGCCGCATCGGCGCTGCCATTGCCCAACAGGGATTGCACCGTGACCACCACCACGGCAGGGCTTGGACTCTCCGCCGTGGCATCGGCCACACGGCCATCGGCAGCGCGGGCGTGAAAGATGTAGCTGTTGCGTGGGCCGGCGGTGCTGAGGCCCTCGAACGCCATCTGCGCACGTTCGCGCAAGCTGTCGTCGCTCTCCAGAATTTCGGGAACCGGTGGCACGGCCAAAGGATTGCCAGCCTGGACCAGCAGGCGCTCGACATTGTAGTTGGCGGCCAAGTTCTCCAGATCGGCACCCTGGGCGAGGGCGAGCATGTTGGCTACAGCACCTTCGTTGACGCGCTGGCGCCAGATAGTTTCGCGGTAGGCATTTTCTTGGAGCAGCTTGGTCAGTGGCTCGGACTCCAGCTCTAAGCGGGCGGCGATTTTCGCTTGTTCTTCAACCGGCCAAAGGCTGATGGCATAGGCCTTGCGCTCGGCCAAGATCAGCTCGAAGTCAATCTGCTCAACGATTTGAGGCGCAGGGAGCTGACTGAGGTCGATCGGGACAAAGGTGTTCATACGCTAGCCCCCAGTTGCAGCGGAATACTCAGGTTGTGTTGCTTGTTGCTGTCGACTTCGATGCCTTCCAGTTCCAATACGACCTGCCCCTGCAGGCTGACGCCGCTGAACTGCACGCGGCTGAGGCTGATCCGCGGTTCCCAGCGCATCAAGGCCATTGCAGTAGCGGCATACACGCGCAGGCGCGTGGCATCGTTGAAGGGATGGTCCACCAGCTCGGGCAACAAACTGCCGTACTCGCGGCGCATCACCCGGGTGCCAATGCGCGTGGTCAGGATGTCGGCAATGGACTGAATGATGTTGTCCTGGTCATTGATGGCGCCGCCGGTGTCTCTGTTCATTCCGGTTGTCCCGTTTTGCCGCCGCCGGACATCACTCCGCCGTGCAGGTGTTTGACCAGGCTGATGCCGGCTGCGACGACATCTACCGAGACGGTGACCTTTCCGGTGACGTTTTGATTGCCGGTCTGGGTGTAGTCGCCCTCATGGGTGATTGGGCCGACGATGTGAATGCCACCCTGACTGATCAGCTCAGTGGTGCCGGCTTCGGGCAGGACTGCGCGCAGGTGATGGGCAACGCTGTCGTATTCGATGACGGCGCCGTCGCGGTAGGTGCGGCGGTGCAGGCCGGCACGGTCACCGTTGGCTGCATGCTCGTCACTGAAAACGCCAGTCAGAGCCACGCCGTTGCCGAGTTGTCCGGAGGGGCTGAACAGAATGGCCTGCTCGTTTTCGGTGGGTGGGTCCCAGTCCTTGTCCAGGCCAGCGCGCAGGGCGATCCATGGCAGCCAGCCGGTGAGCAGTTCCCCGGTTTTTACGCGCACGCGCGGCGGCTGCATCTGGACTTCGGCAACGGTGCCGTAGCGGATGAGGTTTTCCAGCAGGCGGGAGAGGGCGGCGATATTGGTCATGCCGCCGATGGTGGCGCCACGCGCACGCGAGCGCAGCCGGGAGAACTTGTAGCGAGGGTGGTTACAGGGTGAGGTGGGCCAGCAGGGTGTCGCGGATCAATTCAAGATCGGCATCGGTGAAGCCCAGCACTTCCCGCTGGTCGTAGCGCACATCCTTGGCGCCCCGTTCGGCGCGGTCCTTCAGACCGTACTGGTGGACGCGGGCGATGCGGGCAATTCGCCCGGTGAAACCGACGCTGACCAGGTTGCTGTCGCCCCGGGCCTTCAGGTAACTCGCGGTGCGCAGCTTGCGGAACATTTTCAGTTTGCGCTGGATGCGGCCTTGTTTGCCGCGTAGGTCACGCTGCTTTCGCGGGGCGTACTGGCTGCCGTCCGGGTTGTGCTGTGCTGTGACGCGTTGCTGCTGACTGCGGCGCAGCTGTTGCGCAATGGTCCTGGCCAAGGACGTGCGGGCTGACGGCTCGATACGGTGCAGCAGTAGGCCGGCCCAGTCCTCCAGGGCTTGCAGGTCACTCATGGGCGGGGCGCTGCGGATGCGGGCTGACCAACGCCATGGCATCGGTCGGTTGTGGCGACTGCCATTCGGCGAGGAGTACGCCGTCGGCAAACACCTGGATCGGGCCTTCGATCTGCTCGTAGGGCGTGTACTGCGGCTCGGCCGCATGTTTGACGGTGAAGGTGCCGTCGTCCTGTTTCTTTACGATGACGCGCTCGGTCAAGGGCAAGGTCAGGCTCATGTCGACCTTGCTGTGGTCGATGACATCGGCTTCAAACTTGATGCCGTCGGCGGACTTGTCCAGGTTGACCAGCAGCTCTGACTGGTTCACGCGCAGCCAGCCCAGCAGTGGCAGCATCACGCTGTCGGGATGACCGGCGAAGTCGGTCAGGATGATCTGCAGGTCGTAGGCATATTCGAAGGAAAGGCCGGCAGCCCCGGTGCAGCGGATCTTGCCGTTGTCGATGAAGATCAACAGGCGGTCGGGGTTGTGCTTGAGTTCGGGTATGGCGGCCAGCAGATGGGCGCGGAGACTATCGGGCTTGTTCATGTTGCACCTGGTGTTGGTAAACCGTATCGACCTGGGCGGCGCAGTCTGCCCAAGCGGCCTCGGCGCGGTCCTGGTCAGTGAGCAATGCGCCGTTATTTTCCGGTCCGGTTGCCGGCAGGTGGCACGGCACCACGGCCGGACAACCACTGACGATAAGCGTCGGCGCCGGTGAGTGCGGGGCGCTCGCGCAGCCGGCGAGCAGCATCAGGCAGAGGCTGGTCAGCCCAATCACGTAGTTCGGTGTTTTCACGTTTCAATGCCTCGATCGTTCGTTCGCGGTTGGCCAGGCCCTGGCGCAGTTGATCCTGCTGCGTGCGCAGTCTGGCCTGCGTATCGCGCTCCTGTTGCAGCGTGTTGCGCAGAGTATTCGCGGTAGCCAGATTGCGACCAGCCTCGTCACGGGCAGCCGTGACTTCTTTCTCTGTCAGCTCGGTGTTCTTGTTGGCGATGGTTATCCGCTGTTCCTGGTTCCAAATCAGCAACGCCAGAGCGCCAAGCAGTGCGAAGCCATACAGCGCCTGGCGTAGCGTGCTCATGCGCGGTACCAGCCGAGCTTGTTCATCTCGCCGACATCCAGCTGCTGCACCGGGCCGCGAATGATTATGACTTTGCGGCCTGGCATTAGGACGTAAAGCGCATTGATCAGCAGTTCCATGTCGTGCTGATCGCTGTCCGGTGGCACCACCAGCAGATCGCCGTCCTGTACGTTCAAGCGTTTCACTGCGTCGATATCGATCATGCGGCCTCCGGTACAGGACAGCCGGTGGCGTGCCGTTTATAGGCGCGCTCCAGCTTGATGTCGTAGAGATTGCGTTGGTAATCGGAGCCGTTGTAGCCCTTGGCAAACACAGTCCATTTTTTTGCCTTGAGCGCCTTCAGCAGTGCCGGATCGGCCTCGAGGAAGCGCACGAAGGCTTCGAACTGCTCGTTTTCGTCCTTGGCCATGCGGGCGGCAAAGTCCTGCACACTGGAATAGCCCAGGCGTACCGCGTGATAGCCCATGATCTGAAAGGCGCCCCAACTGGCGGACTCCAGTGCGCAGGTGTCATCGATGAGCCGGGCGTGGGCCAAGCGCTGGTGTTCTGCTGTACCGCCGGCATATCCCCCAGCACGCGGGTTGACCAGGTTGGGTTGACTGGTGGCCAAGTCATCGGCGTGGGCCTGTAGCGCAATCACGTCGTCTTCTGGTGTGCGGGGATGGGCGAGTCGGCGGTACATGATGTGCCGCTCATAGAGAATCTTGGGCTTGCCGTTGTCGAGGAAACCCGCGCCCAGGCTCTCCACTTCGTTCACGGCGAGGATGGCCGCCAGTTCGACGCCCAGGCGCACCGTCGCCGCCGTCAGCGTGGCATGGCGCAGAAGCGCGGAGCAGTCAGTGCCGGTCAGCGCGGCGAGGGTTTTGGAGCCGGCGATACCGTCAGCGACCAACCCCACCTTGGATTGATAGGCGCGCACCGCAGTCTCGGTGGCATCACCAAACAAGCCGTCCACGAACAGGGAGGCGCCGGCCAGATTGAGGCGCTGCTGCAGCACGCGAACATCCTGGCTGCGATCGCCATGGCGAAGGCTCGTCATACTTGGTCCACCTTGCGCTTGAAGAATTGATTGGCCAGCGCCCGGGTGCCTTCAACACCGAGCAGCCCAATGACGCCGCCGAAGAACGGGCTGGTTGTTGCAGGAATTCCCAGCAAAGACAGGCCATGGCTGCCAGCCAAAGCGAGGGCGCCGCACAATGGGGCCTCCAGCGCAACGCGGCGCAGGGTGCCACCGCCATACATGATCCGCAGCGCCGCAATGACAAAGGCCAAACCGCCGGCGTAGAGGGCAGACCAGTTTTGTTCGAGCCAGGTCGCGAGCCAGGCCCAGGTGTCCGGTTTGTCAGGCATGCGCATCATTCCGCTGTCCGAGGTTGAGGGTAGGAAGCTGGTGAATGCCCTGGGAGGGGACGCGTTGAGTCAGTCCCATAGATTCACCATCTGTCGTTGTTCTGCTTGGGGAGCCACCTCCGGCAACTGCACCGGAGTGCCGTGAGGCAGGATCGTGCCGAGGTCGGCCAACCCGGGATTGGCGTCAAGCACGGCCTCGGTGACGCCTGCTGTACGGCCGTAGTGGCGCCAGCAAATGGCATCGACGGTGTCGCCTTGATTGGCGATCACTGCGGGCATCACAGCAGCTCCACGGTGGTGTGGCTGATACCAAGGAGGCTGCGCAGTGCCTTGCGCGAATCGCGACGCAGTTGGTCGGCGCTGCTTTCTTCCTCGGTGATCTTCTTCTCGCCGCTGTTGGTGGCATCAAAACTGCTGTAGCGCTCCACCAGCTCGGCCAGCGCGCTGCAATAAATGACTCGGCGGTAGAGGTGCAGCAGCTGGCTTTCGCCTTTGATTTGCTCGGCAGGTACGTCGGCCAAAGTGGCAAAGCCCAAGGCCTGCTGGGCAGCCCGGTAGCCAGCAAGCTCCCGGTTTGCTTCGATCATGGCGTTGACCGTCGCGACCTCCAGGCGATCGTCAGTGACGGCATCAGTGATACGCATGGCGGCGCGCAAATGCTGGCCGTCAATCTCTGGCCAGAAGGTGCCGTTGCCGATCGGGAAGGCGGTCGTTGGAATGCCGCCGGCAATGAATCCGCTCATGCTTGTCGCTCGAATAGGTCGGCGGTGGTCGGCGCTTCACAGACGGTAAGTAGTCAACCGCTGATCCGCCCCGAGCCGCCGGGGTTGCGTGGGAACGCTCGGTTAGCTGGCAGGGCCAGCGTGTTTCTTCAAGAGCCGATCAACGCGCTCCAAATCCTTTTTGCCGCCGCAGGAGGTGTGCAGCGCAATCGCGCGAGTGAGGTTTCCCCGCGCTGATCTGAGCGTTTCCATTTGCTCGGCGGTCGGGGATTCATCCGTAACCTGTGCAGCCAGCGCCCGGCCGATGGCCAGATGCAACTTGGCGCGGGCTTCGTCCGGCATGTCTCGCTCCCGCGTCAGTTGCTCGGTGTCGAGTAGCGTTTGCAGATCGAACACGCCGCCGGCTTTCTGCGCCTTGAGGGCAGCCTCGGCCACCTCTTCGGCGATTAGGCAACCAGTGCTGCGTGCAAAGCGGTCGGGCATGATCAGGTTGTGCTTGAGCACATAGGTCGCGATCTTCAAGGCATTGGGAAATGCACCGGCATCGATCGCCCAGACCATCAGGGTGGTGAGTACTTCGTCCTGGGCGCCGTTACCGCCAGCCAGGACTCCCTCGATATAGGGTTCGTAGGTCGGCAGCAGCTCGATCTTGAGCGCGGCTTTGCGCTCATTGCCCTCAATGTTTTTCAAGCGCAGCCGGTCCTGCAGCAGCTGAGCCAATTGAAGTTCGTAGGCCGTGGCACCGGCCATGCTTGTTAATGGGGATGTGGCGGCGGCCTCCAGCTCCGCGAGAACGCGGAGCCGGTGGCGCTGAGCGAGTGAGAGCGCCATGGCTTATGCCTCTTCGATGTTCTCGACCACAGCACCCAGACCGAAGTCTTCGATGACGTAGGCGTCGTTGGAAGACTGGTAGTCTGCAATGCGATCCCACTCCGGCTCGTCCTTGATGTGACGGCGGCGGGCACTGATCTGCCAGTAGATAGACAGGTTCTTCAGGGTGGTGACCATGATCGCCTTGTCCAGGAAGAACGGTGCATCTTCAATCGGCAGTCCACCGAGGCGAGCCTTGGCGATGATCTGAGACGCTGCCAGTTCGTTCTCGTTGTCCGAGGCACCTTCGATATTGGCCAGGAATTTGGCGTGCAGCAGGCTGCGATCGACCAGCACAACCAGGTCCGGGCGCTTGCGGTGCCATGGGTCGAGCAACTGGATGGCGTCATAGACCAGGCCGTCGAGTGTCTTGTAGTCGCCGCCGGCACCGATCGTGACCTTGCCCGCGACAGCACCATGGCTCATCACCCGTTCCGGGGCATTGGTACGGTACTTCTGAATCCAGCCGACGTTTACATCCTGCAGCAGCGGGTTGGTCGCGCGATTGGTGTCTGCGGCCGCACTGGTGCCGTTGAAACCAATCATGATGCGGTCGAGCGACTGCCGCTCAACGATGGCGCCAGACAGGCGTGCCTGGAAGTCCTGAAACTTGGCCCAGGCATCGAGCAGGGCATAGGGGATGGCAGTGTCGAAGTCGGTCTTTTTGCAGCTGTAGGAGTCTTTCGTCAGTGCATTTACATCACGCGGAGTGCGGGCCTTTTGGCTGGTGTCGGTGCGACCAGCGATGGAGCTGCCAACACCGAGGACGATGGCTTCGCCGTCCTTTTCATCCACGCCGATGATGTTGATTTTTTTCAGGAAGTCGCTGGCCTCCTGAATCGCGGTTTCCAGCTTCTGTTGCACCGAAGGGGTGACCGTGAAGGATTCCGCTGCTGAGCTGACGCCGTTGAGTTTGGCGACTTGTTGCAGAAGGCCGGTGTAGGCCTGGCGAGTTTCATTACGCATAGGGTTCTCCGAAGAAAGGCTGGGGTCAGAACTGGGTCAGCACCTGGTTTTCGCCACCCGTGACCTGAGGGCGATGCTGTTGGCTGTGATCAGCGGTTTTGCCGAGCTTGGCTTCGAGGTCTGCAAACTTCGTTGCAAGCGCATCGTGTTTGCCAGTCAGCGCCTGCAGATCGGATTGGGCTTTTTCATTGGCGTCGAGCGTGCTGCCCACTGCATCAGTCAGCTGGCTGATCAAAGTGCCCAGTTCGGCAAATTGCTCCTGGTCGGCGTCGTCCTTACCTTTGAGGCGGGCGAACAGACCGTTCATTTTTTCCTTGAGACCGGCGAACACCTGGGGTTGCTCGCTGACCTCTTCGAACTCCAGTGCGACCTCTTCGGCGGCAGTAAACAGATTGTCCGAGTGGACTTTTCGGCTGGCGAGGGTGCCGTGCTGGGCGCTGAACGAGAGCGCCTCGGTGCCCAGACTGGCCGGGGTGTCGGTAATGGCCAAGCCCACAAGGTAGGCTTTGCCGGTGTCGGCGAACTTCGGCTGAACCTCGATCGAGGTGTAGACTTTTTGCCCGGCCTTATTCAGGGCCAGCAGGGCGTCGTTGGGCTGGAGTTGGCCGAACAGGGCGAGTTTTTTGGCACCGTTGATATCGACCTCTTCAGCCTTCAGGGCCAGAACATCGCCATAGGCACCGAATTCACCACCCGGCCAATAGCCTTTGATGTGCTCGCAGTTGATCCGGGCGCCGTAGGTGTTGGGGTTGTACTGGGTGGCCATGTCTTCGATCCAGCTGCGCTCGATCTGACGGCCGTCGGTGGTAGCGCCTTCGACGGCGATGCGAGTCCACTTGGAGCGAAATTTCTTTTTCATGGTGAGAGGCCTCAATGCGTTGGCTGCGGTGGCAGGTAGCGTTGAGGCCATGGTCGGCAGCGCGCGCACGGCGAGCAATGATGCGGGCTTGTAGCTGGCAGTTTTACAGGTCTCGGAGTTAGGGGCTTCGCGCGCGTGACGGCAGCATCTGCGTCATGAATGAAGCCACCCACCCACCGATGGACCCTCGCCGCCAGGCCAAGTTTTTGTACTGGACGGGTTGGCGCGTCACCGATATCGCCGACTTCCTGAGCGAGAAAGAGAAAACTATCCACTCCTGGAAGGCCCGCGACGACTGGGACCGGGCGGACAACGTCGAGCGCATTGGTGGCGCGTTGGAAGCCCGCCTGGTGCAGTTGATCCTCAAGGAGGGCAAGTCCGGGGGCGACTTCAAGGAAATCGACCTGCTGCATCGGCAACTGGAGCGGCAGGCGCGTATTCAGCGCTTCCAGGGCGGCGGTACCGAAACCGACCTCAATCCGAAATTGGCTGCGCGCAACGCTGAAGCCAAGAAGCAACCCAAGCGTAACGATTTCTCCGAGGAAGACTTCGAGAAGCTTGAAGAGGCTTTTCGAGACGGTTGCTTTGAGTATCAGCTTGACTGGTACCGCTCGATGAACCAGCGCACCCGGATGCTGCTCAAAAGTCGGCAGATCGGTGCGACCTACTACTTCGCACGTGAAGCCCTGATCGATGCGCTCAAGACCGGGCGGAACCAGATTTTCCTGTCCGCCAGCAAGGCTCAGGCCCACCAGTTCAAGAACTACATGCAGGCATTCGTCAGCGATGTGCTGGGCCGGCAGCTGACGGGTGATCCGATCGTGCTAGCCAACGGCGCTGAGCTGCATTTTCTCGGCACCAACTACCGCACGGCACAGGGCAGATCGGGCAACTTCTACTTCGACGAATTCTTCTGGACCCACAAATTCGAGGAGCTCAACAAAGTCGCCTCGGGCATGGCGCTGCACAAACACTGGCGCAAAACTTACTTTTCGACGCCTTCGAGCATGGCCCATGAAGCGTACAAGCTGTGGACCGGAGAGCGTTTCAACAAGGGCAAACCGACTGCCCAACATCTGAAGCTGGATGTGAGCCACGACGCCTTGGGGCAGGGCCAGCTATGCGAGGACCGTATCTGGCGACAGATCGTTACGATCCTCGATGCCGAGCAACGTGGCTGCGATTTGTTCGACCTGGAAGAGTTGCGCTTCGAATACAACCCCGAGCAATTCGCCAATTTGCTGATGTGCCAGTTTGTCGACGACGGCGCTTCGATCTTCCCGCTGCAAATGCTCCAGCCATGTATGGTCGATAGCTGGGTGGAGTGGGGTGAGGATTACAAACCGTTCGCGGCACGTCCCTTTGGTGATCGGCAGGTCTGGGTAGGCTACGACCCGGCCGAAACCGGCGACAGCGCCGGGCTGATTGTGGTGGCGCCGCCGCTGGTACCGGGCGGCAAGTTCCGCGTGCTCGAGCGTCATCAGTTCCGGGGCATGGACTTCGCGGCGCAGGCTGAGGCCATTCGCCAGGTGACCAAGCGTTACTGGGTGACCTACGTCGGCGTCGACGTCACTGGTCTGGGCAGCGGCGTGGCCCAGCTGGTGCGCCAATTCTTCCCGGCAGTCACCACGTTCAGCTACTCGCCCGAAGTGAAAACCCGTCTGGTGCTTAAGGCATACGACGTGATCAAAAACGGACGCCTGGAATTCGATGCCGGCTGGACCGACATGGCCTCCAGCCTGATGGCCATCCGCAAGACCATCACCGCCTCAGGGCGGCAGTTCACTTATACGGCCGGACGTAATGACGAAACCGGTCACGCCGACTTGGCGTGGGCATTGTTCCACGCTCTGCACAACGAGCCGCTGGAAGGGCAGACCGCTGCCAATACCGGCATCATGGAGATTTGTTGATGACTACCGATCTGGTTGAGGCGCTGCCTGCACAGAGTCAAGCCCATGCATTCACCTTCGGCGATCCGGTGCCGGTGCTCGATGGCCGCGAGATTTTGGATTACCTGGAGTGTTGGTCGAACGGACGCTGGTATGAGCCGCCGCTGTCATTGGATGGTTTGGCCAAGTCGACCCGGGCCAGTGTGTACCTGCAATCGGGGCTGAACTTCAAACGTAATGCGCTGGCGCGGACTTTCATCCCGCACAAACTGCTGAGCCGCCAGGCCTTCGAGCAGGTTGCCCTGGATTTCATCTGGTGTGGCAATACCTACCTGGAAAAGCGCGACAACATGCTTCGTCAGGCGTTGGGGTTGTTGCCGGCAATGGCCAAGTTTGTGCGTCGTGGCATCGAGGAGGGGAGTTACTTTCAGGTGCGTGGCTGGCGCGACGAGCACGAATTTCGCAAAGACAGCATCTGCCATCTGCGGGAGGCCGATATCAACCAGGAGATCTATGGATTACCTGAGTGGCTTTCGGCACTGCAGAGCGCCCTACTCAACGAAGCGGCGACTTTGTTCCGGCGCAAGTACTACCAGAACGGCAGTCATGCCGGCTTCATTCTCTACATGACCGACGCGGCGCAGAACGAGGACTTCGTCACTGACCTGCGCGGTGCCATGAAGAGCAGCAAAGGCCCGGGCAACTTCCGCAACCTTTTCATGTACGCACCTGGCGGGAAGAAAGACGGCATCCAACTGATCCCAATCAGTGAGGTCGCGGCCAAGGATGACTTCGGTTCGATCAAGAACATCAGTCGTGACGATCTGCTCGCGGCTTTGCGTATTTATCCCCAACTGATGGGCATCGTACCGCAGAACTCGGGGGGCTTTGGTTCGATGCGCGAAGCTGCTCAAGTCTGGGGGCTGAACGAACTGGAGCCGCTGCAGGCGCGCCTGCTGCAAATCAACGAATGGCTGGGCGAGGAAGTTATTCGCTTCAAGCCTTTTGAGCTTGGAGAGGGGAAGTAAAACCCGCGCACTGAATAAACGAGGCGACGAGCCGGTGCGTCAACACCAGCTCGACGTCGTACCACTCGAGCATTCCGAGTGATCCAACCCAAGGCCTCGCCCCACTGCGCAGGGGGGCGAAGCCTAAGCGAATCCAATAGCAGAGACAAGGATCACTTATGTCTACACCAATTTTCCCTTGGATGGGCGGAAAGCGCCGCATGGCCAAACACATCCTGCCTGAGTTCCCGGAGCACGAATGCTATGTCGAGCCGTTCTGCGGTGGCGCAGCGCTGTTCTTCATGAAAGAGCAGAGCTATGTCGAGGTCATCAACGACTTCGATGGTGAGGTTGTCAACCTGTACCGGGTTGTGGCACATCACCTGGAGGAGCTGGTCCGGCAATTTCGCTGGTCGCTGGTCAGCCGCAAGATGTTTGAATGGACCAACATGCAGATCCCGGAAACGCTGACCGATATTCAGCGGGCGGCGCGATTCTTCTACCTGCAGCAGCAGTGCTTCGGCGCCAAGCCCACTGGCCGCACCTTCGGAACCGCGACAACATCGCCGCCCAGGCTGAATCTGTTGCGTATAGAGGAGAAGTTGAGCGAAGCCCACCTGCGGCTGGCCCGGACCACCATCGAGCACCTCGACTGGAAAGAATGCATCCGCCGGTACGATCGCCCGCACACCCTTTTCTATCTCGATCCGCCCTATTGGGAAACAGCAGGGTATGCACCTGGTAGCTTCAACTTCGATCAGTACCAGGTGATGGCGGAGCTGGCGGCGTCGATCAAGGGGCGTATGGTTATCTCGATCAATGATCACCCTCAGATTCGGGAAGTTTTCTCGGGCCTTCGTTTAAAGGAGGTACCGTTCCGGCACATGGTGGGGGGTAACGGTGGAAAAGCGGCCAATGAGCTGATTTTCTTCAACTGGTAGCAGTAACAGATTTACTGAAGTCGAAGCCGCTTTTTAGCGTGTTTTGACTCCAGTAGTCTGGAGGAATCTAAAAGGTTCTGGGGCGATGGTCGTCAATGTCTAAGTGTTACCTGAAGTGCAGATTTGATGGCATGGTGTTTGGTTACTGGGATTGCCAAGCTGATCGACTTTCTAAGGTTTGGTAGTGCCGCCCCTTTTATGTGGTCAGCAAAAAAGCATATAAGCAATAAATTTATACCGGTAATGGTAGATTTTTCCCTTGTGCTCCATGCTCCAAGATCAGCAGGCGAATTTAAATTTAAGCCGGTAACAATCCCGTCACGAGACATGCGGAATGATTTTGCAGAGCCGTGAACTGCCTTGGATAGAGTTGCATATTCTGCTTTTAAGATTTCAATTCCTGTAATTGCATCATCTAAGTCTTTCAGCTTTGGGTGGCGCAATAGATAAGAAGTTGTTTCGCTAAAGCCCAACTTGTGCTCGCCGCTCAACCATTGTTGTAGCTCTACAGGGTGCTCGCAGTAATATAACCCAAACACAGTATTTTCTATTAGGCTTCGAAGAGACATCAACGCCACACGCCAAGCGCCCTGTCGTGCTAGAGCGTGTGACATTAACGCGTCGTTGTGGGCCTCTTGGAAAAACTCCTCTGTGTCTGAAGTGAAAATATTACAGAAAAGCTCTGATC